TTTACTTAATGAGGAGGCGCTAAAAGAGGAGGCTCCATTTTTTTTAGCTATAAATAAAAATATAAAAATATTATTTTGAAATTTATTTTTTCTATTTAGTTTATATAAATTCCCTCCACCGCCTCCACAATCATTGCCTTAATGGCAAAATTAAGTAAAATGCTTCCTCTTTCCCTCCTCCTTCTCCTCCACAAAATAAATTCCCTCCACAAGATACTCTTATAGCTTTTATACTCTTATGGCTTTCATAGAATAAAACACCATTAAGGTATATGTTTATCTAAATCCTTATGGTTATCCATAAAGGTATTATGTTTATCTAATCCATCTATAAATATCTATGAGTCAAATATAATATTTTCTTATCATTAGCTTTAGTATCATCATCAAATTTATAATAATCAAGTAAATCATTAAGATTCTTATGCTTATATGCATTCATGATAACAAAGCAACACCATCTGCCACAAACAGCGCTTTTCTCGTCTTGTAATACTCTCTTATTTATAGTTATCTTATCATTTGCTTGTTTCAATAATTTCGTTATATGGGGATAGGTTTCATCGTTTAACAGTTTAACATCATCCTCTATACTGTTTATAATCTGCTTATCTGTTCGGCCATAACTATCAAAATAAACAATAGTATCATTATGTTTATATACACATATAAAATGTCCATTATCTGTTCCTTCAAGTATATACAATATAATACATGCATCATACGGATATAATAGGTCTCTTATACGATTATATTGCAATGTGTCCTCATACGTAATACATTTAATTTTATTGTCAAATATTTTATATATATCTCCTATTGATAATGCCTTATTCATAATATAATATATCTATCTATATTATTTTTCTATCAAGTAAAGATATTTATGAAAATCAATTTTATGCTCTTCAATGAATCTGAGACTATCTTTATTTACTATATCAGTAATAGTTTTATCAAAATTTTCAGTAAAATCATTTATACTTTTTAATATCTCTGGTGTTATTGATAATTTACCATTATATAATTTAATTAATGGTTCTGCTATAATTGTATTAATATTATCTAATAACTCAATAGCTATTTTACTTTTAATATTAAATATTCTTTGTAATTCAAATTGTATAAATTCATAATGATTTGATATATAATACTGATTTGTAAATACAAGTTTATTACTATAATTTTGAATGATATAATTACCAATATTCATTAATCCTTTACAGAAATTAAATATTGCATTATCTCCTACTTGACAAAACTTATGTAATAAAACGGCCAAATCATACTCTTTCTTCTTACGGCATAATGCATACAATCGTTTTAATGCTTTAAAATAATCCTTCTTAACATATATACACATCATTAAGTTCTCATAAACACTATAATCTGCTAATTTTAATGCTTTTTTATTATCTTCTTTATCCATTAATACATTTGTTGCTTCACCAAAATAAAAATAACCACCATATAAATCAATCTTTGTTAATTCACTTTCATATACAGCTTCATCTAATGAATATTTAGTATATCCATCTGGTTCTAATTGAAAACCTTGTAAAACTTCTGTATATGTCCATCTACGAGTAATTAACTGGTGTATTTCATATTTTAGTTTTAGGTATTCTTCTATAGTCGGTTTATCCCTTATCTGTTCTATATTATCAAAGCCAAAATGTCTCCATAGAAATTTTAACTCCTTAGGATTATATTTATTATCTGGTTTATTTTTCTTAAAATCATACGAACCAATATAATTTTTTAATTCTCTGTATTGTGTTAAACCACATTTAATATCCCCTATAAATTGATATTGTAAAAATCCTAATCTCATATTTATCAGTGTATCTAATATATTTTTCATTGCTGTTGCTTGATATTTTTTTTCTATTAGCTGATAAGCATCAATATCAGCGGCATATATATTACCAACATAAGTATTAGAACCAAATAAAAACCATTCTTTTTTATAAGAATTAAGAGAATAATTATTTATAACTCTATTAATTAATTGTAATTCTGATGCTATATAATCTTCAGGATATACTTTTTCTGTAAATAGTATTTTGAATTTCTTTTTATTTTCATTATGCTCTGCTTTTGAAACCAACATATAGATGTATAATATATTATTTATATAAAAAATAAAATAGATTTATTAATATATAGAATGGAAAAAATTGATTTTAAGAAACAACTTATCCCTCAGGATAAGTTATTAAGCCATGCTAATAGCACGGCGAAACTTACAGAAGATGAACTGCATAAAGAAGTATATGAGCTACTTGAAAAGATTGAAGTATTAAAAACAGAAAACAAAAAGCTAACAGAAAAAAATGAGTATCTTATTGATACTCTGCTAGACCTTGAAGAAAAAATGGATTGTTCAGATAGTGATGATAGTGATAATATTAATATAGATGAGCCGCCTAATGTATCTGCTTCATGTGTGCTTGAAGAGAAGAAAAATTAAATAAACTATAATTTTATTATAATTCTATTATATATACAAATATATACAATGGATACACGGAATATACTGAGCGCCAATAATCTCTCTATATACGGTAAAAGGATTTTTGAGGATAATGTAAGAGTTGCAACACAGACACAAATTGACGTATTACAGCAAGAAATAGATGGTATAATACCAGGTAATCCTAATGCCTTAATTACAGACCAACCATTAATAACACCATCAGCCGGAGCCATTATTCTAAGTGATGGTATCAATCCATTCGGAACGAACACAGATAATAACCTTTCTTATGCGGTTGTATCTACAGAACCAACATTAACTATCGGAGCAGCGCAGATTATATCAGCGAACAATAATATGAAATTAGAAACAACAGACTATATTTTAACAACCAAAGATATATATTTACAAGGAACTTCAGACGTTCAAAGATATCTAACCGTCGGTTGTGTAAATCAAACTGATAATGTGAAAACATACGTTGATATTACTACCGCGGATTATATATGTGATAATCAACTTACTACAAAAACACAATTTAAAAATGCCTCAGAGTATGACTTCGATAATTCAATATATTGTAAATCTGATTTAGTGCAGACAACAGCAAATGGCTCTACATATCCTGATAATAAAACTATAGGACAAATGTTTTATTCTACAACAGCATTATCGCCGGTATGGTGGAATGGAAGCGCATGGAATAGTGCAGTTGCTGGAACACCTGGCCCTACTGGCCCTCAAGGTAATACGGGCCCTCAAGGTGATAAAGGTGATAAAGGTGATACTGGAGATACTGGCCCTCAAGGTGATAAAGGTGATAAAGGCGATACTGGAGATACTGGCCCTCAAGGTGATAAAGGTGATAAAGGAGATAAAGGTGATACTGGTGATACTGGTCCTACTGGTAATACTGGTCCTCAAGGTGATAAAGGTGATAAAGGTGATACTGGTGATACTGGTCCTACTGGTAATACTGGTCCTCAAGGTGATAAAGGTGATAAAGGTGATACTGGTAATACTGGTCCTACTGGTCCTGCAATATCAACATTTCAAAATTTATATAATTATTATGTATCTTCAACATCTGGAGACGATGCAAATGATGGAAGTATTTATAAACCTAAAAAATTAATTTCTTCAGTCATGACAGTTATAAATGCTTTAGGTATTGATGTCAATGTATGTATAAATTTGAGTGCCGGGACATATTCAGAGAATGTAAGCATAACGAAACAAGGCGGCGGTGTCAGCATTATAGGAGCATCCGCAAATATGCCTAATTCAACAGTAATAAATGGTAATATCACATTTGATGTATCAGTATCAAATTCATTAAATCTTGTAGCATGTGGAATGGATGGAATACAATTAAATGGTTCTGTTGAAGTTAAAAATTCAACAGCTAATTCAAATACAACTAATTTAAGTAATATGATATTTGTTGCACCGTTTGGTAAAAATTGCCTTCTTACTTCTAACACTGGTTTAGGTATTAAAGGAGATACTAATATTCAACATTCACAATTTTATATAAGTGATACAATCGGGCTTTTATCTTCTGGAGGTTCTATTAATTTAATATCGTGTGGTCTTAATAATAATCCTGCATTTGCGGCTGCCGTTCAATTCATCAAAATCGGAGGATTTGGAAGAATCAATTTATTTGGTAATACACTAACACAAGATAATGCAACAGCTGGATGTCCTGCTATTGTAGAAATATCAAATGATGCCACGGTTACATCATCTTCATCAATAGTATCAAATATTATTAAATATACTTCAAGTGTTGTTGGAGCATCTAAATTTTGTATTAACTTTAATAATATTGCAAG